CTGGCTACTGCACTAAAACTAGTCGTATTCAGTAAAACCATTCCAGCCTTTTTAGTACCAAGAGCTGTATTCATAGACGCGTCAATAGCGTCACCTAAAGTTTCAATAGCTGTAGCGCCGTCTTTTACAAGATCAGTTGAAGTTGGTACAGCCCAACCATAATTAGGGGTAGTAGTTGCCATTGTTCTAGTTTATCCTTTTCTTAAATAACGTCAAGCCAACGAGTACTATTATCCAGGTTTTGCCATTGAATAGCAGAGTTGTAGTCTTCCCATTGTACATCAAGTGTTGAGTAGATTGCGTTGGAAACAGACATAGTAAGTTCAAGGTTTTTACGTCCTAGTGTCCAAGTCCAACCCTCGACAAAGCCCTCGTTGTAACCCTCAGGTATTAAACCTACTGGAATATTGTCTAAATATAAAAGGGTATCCATTGAGACACCTAAAAGGTTATCTCTTACAGTATTTGTCATATCTGAATGAGCCAGGTTGACTGTAACTTCTTCTAATGAGACTTTAGGTGTTCCTCTGTAGTTAACAAAGTTTGTAGCTTGTTCTGTTGCGTCTGCTGTTTGAGCAAGAATTGTAGACCTAACTTCTTCCAGTAAACCATAGTTATTTATTGAGGTGTCGTTTTGTGCTGCTACTTCTAAAACTGGGTCATCGTATTGGATAACAACACTGTTAACAATGTCTGCTGTTTGCAACCTGGTTTGTATGTCAGCGTTTACAAGATTAGCATCAAGTTCTATTAAGTTGGTTGTGTAGTTTGCGCTTCTACGTTCTGCGTCAGCGTAACCAATTTCAAAGTTTGGGGTGTCGTACAAATAACCTAAAGCTGATTGTTGGGTTGTGTCCGTTAAGTTGTATGCTTGGTCAATTTCTGCTGGTCTAGCTAATACTTCGTAACGTCCTGCGTCAATTGTATCTATGCCTTGCACACCATAGTTAGCCCAAGTTTCAGTTGTAAAATCATTCCAAGTAAATGTATTACTTATGTCTTCCCACGCAACGTACAAAGTTTCTTCAAGAATACGTGTAATACGTGCGCCGTCTAATTCTTCTGGGTAAGCAACAGAACCAGCGTAACGTTTAACAAGTAAACCAAGTGCGCCTACAGCTTGTATTTGTAATGTGTTAGGTTTACCACCTAAACCAGCGCTCTCAAATCTGTTATAAACACCTGAAACTTCACCTGTAAATAGTTTGACATAAGTACCTGCTGAGTTAGTGACTTCAATTAGTACTGTGTCTAACAACTCAACTACTGGGCTTAAACCATCAAGGTTTAATAATTCTATATTGCAATAACTTGGCTGAGTTGCTTCAAAAAAATCATTACGGCCAAACGTAATAGTGCCATCTTGTAAAGTGGTTGAGGTTTGTACTGTGCCTGCAATAGTTACCCGATAGGTTGGCGTATATACAGTCATAATTACCTACCTGGAATAAATGGTTTAATACCTGTAGTTTTGGTTGCTGTTGTCTGTACTTTTACTATGGCTCTAGCTGTGGCTTGTGGGTCTATTGCGCCTTTAATGTTGTTGTTAATAACAACTGATGGTTTTGGTTGACTTGTTAACGAATCAGGAATGAAAGCACCCACAACTGGTATGCTGTTGGCTTTGTCTATTGCTTCTTGTATTTTGTTAATAAAGTTTTGAATTGTTTGAATTGACTTTGCAATGGCGTCAACCATCAAAGCAATAATGTCAATGATGCCACCGATGATTTGACCAATAATTTTAAACGCTTCACCTAATCCGATTGCTAAAATTGGTGTAAGAACATCTCTTGTAAATTTTGCTAATGCTTGAAATAAATCAAATAGAGGTTGTAATTTTTCTCTGTTTCGGTCTATTGCACTTGAAATGGTATCAAAGGCCATTTTAATGCCATTAAAGATTGGCGTAAAGATTTTTTGAAGATATTGTAATGCGCCACCTAAATCAACATCAACTGATTTGGTAACGTTTTGAAAACCCTCAACAAATTTGTTTAAAAATGGCAATGCTTTTTCTGTTATGAATCCTAAAAGTTTTTCAAGTATTGGTAGTAAAGCTGCGCCTATAGATTCTTTGGCTTCGTCTATTGCTATTTTCACTCGTTCCATTCTGCCTGCAAATGAGTTGGCTGCAATGTCTGATTGTCCAGCAAAGGTTTTGGCTAGTACTTCTTGGGCTTTATTAAAATCTTTTGATTTAACAATTGCATCGTCAAGAGGAATACCAATACGCTTTAACGCACCAAGGTTTCCGTCATAGGCTTTACCAAGCGCTTCTGTAACAGCTGCAAGGTCTTTGCCTGTACCAGCAGATATGTCAAGTGCTAATTGTTGAAGTTTTTGTGCTTTTGTTATGTCTTTAGTTGACCTTACAAGTCTGTCAAGACTTGGGCGTAATTGGTCATCTGTTACACCTTTGGCTAATGAAGTTTTTGTTATATAATCTTCTACACCTTTAATTTGGTCTTTGGTTGCTTTAGTTGTATTTTTTAATGTTTGGGCAAGACTCAATTGGGCTTTTTCATCTTCAATAGCAGCTTTAACAGCTTGAACACCAATAGTGATAGCAGCTGCTCCAGCAGCAGCGCCAAGAGCTGCAAAGGCTAAAGCACCAGTCTTTAATGCTCCACCCAATTTATCTGAAAAACTTTTGCTTTCTTTATCAGCTTTATCTAACCCTTGTATAAAATCTTTTGTGTCAGCTAGTAAAGCAAGTTTTAATGTTCTAATATCAGCCATTAAACTCTACCTGTCCAAGCGTTTTTAACTTTTTCAAAACCTTGTAACCATTCTTGTGCAATAGTTGGTTGAAATCTTGACATAGCACGATACAACCACCAGCCCTCTTTTCCACCTTTTCCAGACCTGCGTGGAAATTGTTTATAATTCTTTGAACCAAACTCATTACCCATTATGACATAGCCAGCACTAAAAGCACTAGACCCAACTTTTTGCTTACCACCAATACTAAAACTTGGGGCTTTGTCTGACTTAGATATTTTAATAGATTGAGCAACAGCGATAGCCTGCCTAGAGTTATAGGGTGCACTACTAGCTGCTCCTTTAGCGTAATTAGCACCACGCTCAGCTAATTGTTTAGCAATATCTTTCATATCATTTTTTGCAATATCGTCCATTTTACTAAAGGCACGAAGTAAAGCACGATAGTCTTTATCTACTGGAACAAGTCTTAATGTTTTAGCCATTATTGCGTTCCACTAAAATTTCTACAGCTGTGATAAAAATTTCTGGTTCTTCTAATAACCAAGTTTGGGCAGGTATTCCTGTTTGAACGGCTAGTTGGACTGCTATCCAACCTATTGAGCCTGCCCTGTAACTTTTGGGTGGTCGAGGTCCTTAAATTGAATATCGATAACTTTAGTAGCCCAGACATCAAAAATAGGGATTGATTTTTGTGTGATTCTTTTTTGCATTTTATGCGCCAAGAATAAAAGAAGATTATTGCTTGGGCTTTCAGCATCTCTAAGAGCTGTTGTAATTGGTTTGCCGTTGTAGATTTCTTTTTCAGCAAGAGCAAGTTCAAATGGTATAGTCCATTCTTCAAACTGTTCTCCTGTGTCTAGTTCCCACGATAATTTAAGTTTAAGCATTTGTGTGCCCCTGTTCTTTAGTTGTTGTTATGCAGTTAAGTCTTCGGTTGGGATACCGACTACTTGTAGTGATACTGAACAAGTTTGTGCGTCTGCACCTGTAGCAGTAATTGGTGGGTATTGTGGTAATACTGTACCAGTTAAAGTTACACCTGTTCTTAATGTTAAAACAAATGCAAGTGCTGTGTCTGGGGCTGTTTCTGTTGCTGTCCACAAAGCGTTATACAAGCTATCTGGTGTTGCTCCAGCGTCATTAAGGAAATTCAAATCCAAAGTTACGTTTGAGTCAATGTATTTGTATGCTTTGCCTGCAAGAGTGTCAAAAGTTAAACGTTCGGTATCAAAGTTGATAGCAGAATCTAAAATTTGTTCACTATAGTTTTTTGTAGCAATAGTCAATGTTAATTGACGACCAGTTAAAATAGTTGTTGCCATTTTTTACCTTTCTTAGCCTGTGTAGGCTGTTTGTAGTTGTATTTCAGCAGTTAATAGGTCTGTACTATTAGTGCTTCTTATTCTAGGGCT